CAGAAAAGTGATTCCACAAGTCCAAGGTCAGCGTGGCATCGCCTTCGGCGTAGGGGCCGACATACATTGCAGGCATCTTCCACATATCTGACTTCGGGTCGAGGCCGAAGCTTATTGCAGCTTCTCTCAAACCTTTTTCTGATTTTACTTTCTCCAGATAATCGTAAGCTACGTTATTTAAACTGTAGCTGAAACGGTTCTCATCAAGCAAGGAAGCAACAACCATTGTGTCGATTATCCGCCCGTTAATGGTAAAGCCCATACGGCGTATCCAGCCCGCGTCATACTGTGCGTTGTGCATGATTTTGTCGGCGGGGCACTCAAAGACCTTCTTGAGCCACTTGTTGACTATGCGCTCGTCCAGATTACCGCCGTGCTCATGGCGAATAGGTATGTAACCAAACCAGCCGTCAACGGCTATGGCATAGCCTACGACATAGCCGTCACCAGTGGCCCATCCCGGCCCGTTGGTCTTGATGTTAGGGTCGCGTGTCTCAACGTCGATGGCAATTTGTTTGGCATCAAAGATGTCTGGCAGTTCTGCCGGTGGCACCCACTCTGACTTAGGGGTATCCATGTGCATCTGAAGCATATCATTTCCTATAAATAGTTACCATTTCGGTCCCGCGTTCTAAAACTTTCCAGCCGTCTTTAAGATGAGCTTCAAGCTGTTCTGGTCTTATAAACCGTATCAGCCGCTCTGCTTTACTTTTCTTCGCCACCTAGAGCTCCATATCCGCAGATGTCTACCCAGCTATCCTCGTGGTCGGTCTTCATCAGCCGTGCGGCTTTGACCATGAGCATACACAGGACAAACTGCTTCTCCGTTACTTCTGTTTCTAGAATAACAGACCACAGCTTGGCTACATCCTGAAAGTTCTTATGTGCGTCGCCGTAGTCGCGGTCGCGGTCCCCGTTGATCAAGGACTCTGCTTTTTTTAAAATTTCATCGCGTTTCATATCAAATCATAACTCTTCGCTAGGTCTTGTGGCTCCACAAGATACAGGTTTTCCTTGGCCCGTGTAACGCCCACATAGAATACGCGGTGCGTGTCGTCAGGATTCTTTCTAAACTCTTCTTCTGATGCTGTAGACAAGTCAGTAAACAGTACCACATTATCCGCCTCGCCGCCCTTTGATCCGTGGATCGTGGACACCTTGATGCGGGGCTCTGCGTTGAACTTCTCACCGCGGCGCAGTAGAGCCGTGATGTATGCCCTTTCGGTGGACGGTATGTTGTCCATCGCTTCATGCCAGATACAGTCTTGTATCGGCGTTAGAAGATCTTTCTGTGGCATCAGGCCGTGTTCCGCGATCAGTTGGTCGAGCGTCACCAAGTCCTCATCACCCAGCGTGGTCAGTTTTTTGTGGCCCCGCAATATACGTTCCTTGCTGGTCATATAACTATATATAGTGCGAGCTACTGCGCCAGTCACTTGTCTGCCTTTACGTAGTTGCTCCCAGCCGTTGACCGCCTCGCTTAGTCGTTCGGATATGGACCGTGAGCCGCGGTAGTCGAACAGGTAGCCGTCTGTCTTTAGTTCGGCCGCAACGGAGGCCAGCATATAACCGGCTTGGGCTAGTATCAGCCACGTTCCCTTGCTCATGTCCAACTCGTTAACGGCGTAGATGTTCTGCACCGTGCCCATAAAATCTTTAGCTTTATAACTTTTAGGAAACCGACGGTGTATCCGGCTGGCTATCTTCTGCGCCAGAAAGTGGACGGACTTGGGTATGCGGTAAGACTGCGACAGGGTTTCGGACCCGCCGTCCAGATTGATAAACTGGTCAACATCGGCACCGGCCCAGCGGTAGATGGCTTGGTCGTCATCTCCAGCGCAATACATACGCTCTGACTTGGCGTCTAGTGCGTGTGCTATGTCCCACTGCAAGGCGGACAGGTCTTGCGCTTCATCCATAAAGGTCAGGGCAAAACGTGGGCAGTAATGCTCTGCGCCTATAACAAACTGTTCAAGCATATCTGTGAAGTCGAAGACCTCGTTCTGCTTTTTATACTCAAGCAGGGACTTGGCGACATAGTTGACTGTGTTCCATGATTGCTCAAGCTCTGTCTGGTTATACTGTTCGCGCAGGTCTATCTTACGCAAGCGGGCTAGGTTGATGACGCCCAATACAGGATCGTTGGATTTGACTATGCTGGGTACATCTTCATCGAAGCTGACACGTTTCTCGACGGACAGGTTAAAGCCCATGATCTCGCTGAGTTCTCTGTAATGCTCTTTCTGCATGACCTGTTCTGCCCGTATGTCGGACATGGCAAGCGAGAAGCTATGCAGGGTGCGAAAGAACGGTAGCTCCTTGGGGTCCAGATTAAACTTTTTGGCAGCCCTGTCCCGTGCTTCCTCAGCCGCTTTTCTGGTAAAAGAAAAAAAGCCTATCTGGTTGGGTAATATGCCCGCGGCAAGTGCTTTTTCCACCTGATTAATCAGGGTGGTTGTCTTGCCGGTTCCGGGTGGGCCGAAGTATCTAAACAAAGGGCTTGTCCCAATTCTTTGTGTGTTCGACTAATTCTTTTTTGGCTTGCACGATCTGGAACACACGTTGTCTGGACAGGTCGAACATCCGGCCAATGGCGGCCAGCGTCATCCTGTTTTCTTTATATAGACGCCAAATCTCTGCGTTACGCTCAAAGTTCTTCATCATACAACTCTTCTATGTTTGACATATGCTTGATAAAAACAGGAGTTTTGTCCCCGACATAGGCCCCCACCACGTTGAACCACATAAACTCATGGGCCTCATCCGGCTCCATGTTGTCGCGGTCTATAAGCACACCAACGCATTTATCAAAGTCGTAGGCTACGACATCTTCCTGACCGGCGCGGTGTGCTACACCCATAAAGGCTTTTTCAAATCCATCGGCTAACAGCATTAGAACGGCACCTCCGTTGTATCAAAATCTTTCAAAGTAATATCCACGTCTGCTTTATCAAAGGCTGGTATGGACCACACCTTTACCACTCTTCCCTTAATTCTAAGTGGCATACTCTTGCCTTCAATATCCCGCAGCCTCTGCGCTATGCGGTGTGACTTGTACTCAAAGAACTTGTTCTTCTTTAAGAAACTCTCAAAGTCCCGCAGCCGAAAATAGGTTATGCCAGACTCTTCGTCGGTCCACGGCTTGCGAAGCAGTATCTCTTCACGGTCTTTGGCCTGTTGAAGATGACGACAAAACTCTTCTAGGTAATCATAGAACTGACCGCTCGTACTGGCATCCTCTGACACTTCCATGATGGCGGACTCGTTGTCCCTCATCTCTGTCATCATCGCAGAGATACGGCTTTCCCACACCACCTTGCTAACAGTGCGCGGCATGAAGCTGAGTTGCTCCATGCAGGCTTTTTGAAACGCGGGCTGGGACAATAGGGCTTCTGTATCTAGCTCAAGCGGCTCGCCGTTTACATCCATGAACCAGACCGGCGGGTCGGAGTTGTACTTTCTAAGGTTTGCAACAATAGCCCCTTGAGCCGCGGCACCTATGCCGTGCTTTCTGGTCATGCAGAGCTCTTTGTTACAGTGCGAGACGATAGGTGCGTCGCTACATCTGTAGGCATACTCCTTCTTATCAAGCTGCTTGGCTATGATGTTGATCTCACTGAGCGGCAGGGGCGGCGACAGGAACTCGTTGTTGTACTTTAGTATCTCTGTCTCCCAAGAGTCGGGGAACGCCTTACGCAGATACACACCTATATTGAACAGGCCGTTGTTGCGTCCACCTTCGCTGATTAGCTCCTTACACAGATGCTGTAGACAAGGTGGCCCGTCGCGCATGACGATTGCGCTTTTGTCACTGTCAGACAGTTGTAGCTTCATCACCTCTTCAGGCGTCTGCTTATACTTCTCGTATTGAGCTATAAAGTCTTCCAGCGTGATACTGACGCCCTTGTCATCAAAGCCGTAGCGCAGACCGTCTTCAGCATCAAAGTAGGGTAGATTTAGAAAGTTACCTACATCGCCGCGGTCTAGGTGAAGCTTGACTTGCTTTGGAAAGATCTCGCTGCCGCCGTAACCCAGCGCAGCCGATAGTTGTTGCAGAGTAGACTGCATATCCTTGGCGTCTATCCACTCTGTGGTGAACAGAAAACAGTGCGCTCCGCCAGACTTTGAGCGAGTCACCATTAATGGAAGCTTGAGCTTCCTAATCTTTTGTATGAGCAGCTTGTGATCTAACGGGTACTGATCAACGTCGATACAGCCCCAGACGCACTGGTCTTGCTCGTTAATTGGGATAATACCAATGGCCGCGCCTTTGCCCGAAAGGTGGCCTTCCCATAGTTCCGTGGTCCGTGGTTCGCGTAAGATGGCAGCCCTACCGGAGTTTTTCCCATTCGCTTGGGTTTTCTCCACCTTATAGGTGCCATACGCCGCATCAAGGCCGCGGAATATGTGTTGAAACTTTTCTACAGACATAGTTGCCCCCAAAAAGGATGGGGCGGCAAGACGACAGGAGCCCCCCGTCTCACCACCCCAACTGGTTAGAACGGTACGTCAGAATCGTCGTTTGACGATGTTGCTGCCGCTTCGTCCTGATGCTTTACAACCACATCTCCTGTTGTAACGCTCTGGGCAAACGTTTTGGCCTGTTTGTATAAACCGGGGTCTTGCACCGGTCCTTCAAGGCTCATTTCCCAACCGTGCCAGCTTCCTTTGCTGTTTTCCTCTGACACAGTCTTGATGTTGTAGACATGACTGAACCGTGGCGGTGTGAACGGGCCGTTCTTGCCCTGCATGACCCGTGAAGAGACCATGCTGTTCCACTTACGGCTTTTCTTTAACTGAGTTGACTTCATCGCAATCAACGCTGTTTCGGAAGATCCATCTGCGTGAGTAACGATCACAAAGTGCTGATGAGTTTCTTCGATATACTCACCTGATCCGTCCTGCACATACTCTTTATTATCTTCGGCAGAACGCTCAGTCTTTGGGATAGTATCGCCCGGAGCATAAATAGCTGTCGGGCCGCCCGTTCCTGTGCCTCTAGGGGCCCATTGAATGAACCGACGCTGATATGCACACGGGATGACATTGAGGCCCTCCTTGCCGCTGTAAACGGCTCCTGAGACGGTATTGTATATGTCACCCTTGCGGGCTGTCTCATGTGTGTCCAGAAGAGGGTCGAGTCCAGACAGGATTTTGAGGAACGGTAGCGCAAGATCTTCTTGCCCCATGTTCTCCATACCCATTCCGGCATCTTCTTCAAACATTGTTGGATCGAATGCAATTATTTCTGCTGATTTCTTCTCAGCTACTTCGTTTTTCTTTTCAGCCATCTTATTTTCCTCTCTTGATGATTGCTCGTTGTCCGACATAGGCTCCGAATAACTCCATTGGGAAGTCGTCACCATTTTCAACACGTTCCTTGACAAAGGCACGAAGCGTCGAGTGATGGATACCCGTGTCTTGCTCCGCAATGTAGCCCTCTTTTTCCGCAAAGGCTTTGAAAGCTGACGCTTTGTCGTCCTCCCCTCGGCCAAACGTACACGCAACGGTATTTTTAATGATGTCGTCATACCCGTTCTCCCGTAACCATTCGTAGGCCGCAGGACGGTTATCCACTGTGCCGTGTTCACCTTTGGTAATTGATGCACCGTAGGTGGGCTTGACAATAACCTCTGAGCCGTCATCCAACTTCATTGAAGACAAACCTATTTCTTGAAGCATGGTCGGTAAGTCTTCATCCGTGAGCTTTTGCAAGCCTTTCTTAGCCTTCTTCAGATCGCTCTCAAGAGACCCTATATACTCTTCTTCATCACGGATTTTTCGGGCCAGTTCGGCCACTGTCTTTAGACCATCTTGGTCTAGCTTTTCAACACCAGTGGTAAGACTCGCTTCAAAGTCTGCTTCCATCTGGTCAAAGATATCACTCATATCGTGGTTCTCCGTTCGCTGTTAAAGGCACCGTTCGGGCCTTGACAAATACTTATATATGCTTATATACTCTCAATGTCAAGGAGCATTTTATGAAAAATTATAAATTTAAGACTGAGCCGTTTGACCACCAGCGCAAAGCGCTTGAAGACTCGTGGTCCGCGGAGTTCTATGCGCTGTTCATGGAGATGGGAACAGGCAAGTCCAAGGTGGCTATTGATACAATGGGTATGTTGTATGAAGCCAAGGAGCTTGGAGCGGTCCTTATCATTGCACCTAAAGGCGTCTATGACAACTGGGTAAAGGGTGAAATACCCACACACTTGCCAGACCACGTAGAGCGGCTGGTTGTGCGCTGGACGCCGTCTACTTCTAAAAAGTTCCAAGAAGAGATGAAAGAGATTGTGTATCAGCCGTTTGACGGGCTGAAGATATTTGTAATGAACGTCGAGGCGTTGTCCACGCCGCGTGGTACGAAGGCGGCCTATGCCTTTTTAGCTAAGAACCCCGCTAACATGGTGGTAGTAGATGAGAGCACCACGATCAAGAACCGCAAGGCTACCCGCACTAAGAACGTAATGATGCTGGCAAAAGACGCTAAGTATAAACGTATCCTGACGGGCTCTCCTGTTACCAAATCACCTATGGATTTGTTCAGTCAGTGCGCGTTCCTGTCTCCGGAGGCGCTTGGCTTCAACAGCTATTACGCCTTCCAGAGCCGCTACGCTATCGTACAAAAGCGCACGATGGGGGCCAGAAGCTTCCAAGAGATATCGGGCTACCGGCGGCTGGATGAGCTCAATCTGAAGCTTGACCGTTTTAGTAACAGGGTTCTGAAAGAGCATTGTCTTGATCTGCCGCCTAAGATGTACATCCGTCGTGACGTACCGCTGACTACGGAACAGGAAAAAGCATACATTCAAATGAAGAAGCTGGCGCTTGCCAAGCTGGATAACGGCGAGCTTGCTACAACCGCAAGTGTGCTGACACAGATTATGCGGCTACAACAAATATGCTGCGGGCATATACAATCGGATGAGGGGGAGTTGGTCACGCTGGCGAGCAACCGGTACAAGGAATTAATTGATGTAGCTGAAGAGTTACAGGGAAAAGCTATAATTTGGGCGACGTATACACACGACATCCAACAAATAGCTTACGCCCTGCGCGACCGCTTTGGGCCCGAAGCGGTCGCAACCTATTATGGAGAGACGGCTCAAGATGAGCGGCAGGATATCGTAAATACGTTTCAAGATAAGGCCAGCCCGTTGCGGTTTTTTGTGGGCCAGCCCCGCACGGGCGGCTATGGTATCACGCTGACTGCGGCTAACACTGTTATATACTTTAGTAACAGCTACGATCTGGAAATCCGGTTGCAGTCAGAGGACAGGGCGCATCGCATTGGTCAGGACCAAAAGGTCACCTATATAGACCTAGTCTCGCCAAAGACGATTGACGAGAAGATACTGAAAGCGCTGCGCGGTAAGATTGACTTAGCCGGTAAAGTGCTTGGAGAGGAGGTTAGGGCGTGGCTGGTTTAGCGCCGTCTGGGATAAGGGAACACGCTTCCAATGCCTTGATTTACAGCACCACCTTGAGCGAACTCTATAGTCCCGATTAAACCCGGCGCGTTCCCCACCATACCCGGCGCAACATTAAACCCGCCTATGTTAACACCCAGTGGATTGCTAATATCAGTAGCTTGTGCCGTAACATCTTGAGTGTTTGTTGGAGAACTTGTATTTATCCCTGCTGTCGTATTATTAAACCCGGAAAAACCAGACAGTCCCGATAACCCCGATACGTTTTGTTCGGTCGAAGAAGTAGGCCCATAACTAGCTAATTGTGCCGCAGAAGGTGGAGCGGCAGCAGGTGGAGCGGCAGCAGGTGGACTATTAAAAAGACCGGCAGCTACTTTATTTTGAAAATCTTGTATTTCTGCTTTTGAGGCCATTGATTGCTGCGCGGCAGTGTTCACTTGACCCAACACTTCTGCCTTATCTGGAGGAGACTCTTCCGCACTTTTACTTCCGCCGCCGGACCCACCGTCACCACCAAAACAGCCAAACTTAATTTCAAACTCGTTTTTGCCCTCATAAATGTCATTGAGGCCGTCATACCAACGCTTTTTATACACAGCTATGTCTCCGTCCTACGATGTCTTCCTGTACGCCAGTAGCGTACCCTTTTTTCTTGCCATTCATCTGACGCAAAAACGTCGCTCCATCATATGGATAGACTTCAATGTAACGGCCCGTCAGTTCCTGTTGTGCAAATCTACCTATTTTAAGAGCGTTCTGATACGGCGCTATGAAGTCTATGACATAGAGCTTACCATGACGCGGTCCGTAAAACCAGTCTTCTGGCTGCAACTTACGTGTGCCGTTTTCATAACCCTCTGAGGCTTCTTCCGTCAAAAAAGCATGGGAGAACAGGCCCGTGGGCCGCGGATAGATAGCCGTCTTGGATGTAATCTTGTCCTCGTACACGACAGTCATCTTCTTTGCTTCTATAGCAGGGAGAACAAGTCGTTCAAGATCAGACACATACCAGTCTCGGTGCATGTTGGACTTGAGCATCAGTTGTAGTACGTCTTGGATCATCCCATCAGGCTCCCGATACCTTGCTGACGGATCATTGCCGAAGCGGGATCGTTAGGGAACAGGGCAGCGTACTGTTGACGGTTCACCGGTCCGCTGGCCGCGGGCGGTGGAGGCGCTGCCGACGCAAGAGTGTCGGTGGGAGGTGCCACTCTTTGCGCCGGAACTGGTTGTGGTGCAGGCATAGCTGTTGGTGCGGCAGAGCTTACTGGATCGACGGTTGGTTCATCTTCTTCAACAATAATATCTTCAACCTCATCTGCTTTAAGAACTTGAGGTGCCGCACGTCGTGCCGGTATAAACCCGGAACCAATA